TCAGGCACATCCAGACGGAAGGATGGCAGTTCTCTGCTTATCCCATTCCTTCGGAAACGGCACCAGCAAGTCCTTCATCGTCAACTGCGCCGGCTGCTTCCCGTCCAGAATCGCCTCGACAATATCAGGAGCCAGCAGCACCAAGCGGTGATATCGGCTGACAAACGACGCCCCGATCTTCTCCGACCGCGCGATGTCATCAAGGCAGGTGTAAGTCCCGTTCTCCAGCAGCTTCTGCCACCGGAACGCCCTGGCGATCGACTTGATCATCGTGTTGTCGATGGTAGCGGCAGGCACGGGATGGCCGTGGGCTCCGTCAGGCAGCACGATAACCTTGCGCCCACCACGCTTCTTGAAGGCCATCGGGATCTCGATCGAGATGACGTCCGTGCCCATCATGCCACCTTCTTCCATTCGCAGTCATTGAGCATCGACTGAACCAGATCGCGCATGCCGGTCGTCTTCATGTCGATCTTGATGCCGGTCTGGCTGACCGTGACCTTGTCGACCAGCAGGTGCATGATCTTCGACTGCTCGGCCGGGAACAATTCCTCCCAGACCGCCTCGATCGACTGCAGGGTCTGGATGGCCTGTTTTTCATCGGTCTCCGGCGTCAGTTTCTGGACTTCCGCGACTGCCTGGGAGATGACCTCCGGAGCCTGAAGAATCCTGCGCACCTGATCGACCACCTTGGCATCGATGTCACCGGCAGGCACCCGGGCAATCTCGCAGGCATCCTTGCCGATCTTGATGCTCGCCGTATTCACGTAGTAGCGGTAGCGCTTGCCGTCTTTCACCGTGTGCGCGGGCGTCATGGCGTAGCCATCGCTGGCGAAGATCAGCCCCTTCAACAATGCCGGTGCCCGGCTTGGCCGGTTGATCTGCGCCCGTTTGGCAACATCCTTGCGAGCCAGCGTTTCCTGCACCTGATCCCAGAGCACCTTGTCGATGATCGGCTCGTGCTCGCCGGGGTAGTGCTTGCCCTTGTAGGCGGCGATGCCGATTACCACCGGGTTCTTGAGCAACTTGTACAGGTAACCCTTGTCGATCAGCCGGCCGGGGCGATCCTTTTCCTTGAGGGTTTTCCAGGACTTGGTCGTCACGCCTTCGGCGCGGAGTTGCCTGGCCAGCGTCGTCATCGACCCGATGGCAATAAAGCTCTCAAAAATCCGCTTCACCAGCTTGGCCTCGGCGGGATTCGGCACCAGTTTGCGTTCAACGACATCGTAGCCCAGTGGCGGCATCCCGCCCATCCAGATGCCGCGCTGCCGTGCCGAGGCGATCTTGTCCCGCACCCGTTCACCGGCCAATTCACGTTCGAACTGGGCAAAGCTGAGCAGGATGTTCAGCGTCAGTCGCCCCATCGAGGTTGTGGTGTTAAAGGACTGCGTGACCGACACGAAGGTCACCCGCTGCTCGTCGAATATTTCGACCAGTTTGGCGAAGTCGGCCAGGGAACGCGACAGCCGGTCGATCTTGTAGACGACGATGACATCGACCAGCCCCTCGCGGATGTCCGCGAGGAGTCGCTGCAGGCCGGGACGGTTGAGGTTGCCGCCGGTGAAGCCCCCGTCGTCGTAGGCATCACGCAGTGCCACCCAGCCTTCCGACTTCTGTGAGGCGATGTAAGCCTGGCAGGCATCGCGCTGGGCGTCGAGCGAGTTGTAGCTCTGGTCGAGCCCTTCCTCGGTCGACTTGCGGGTGTAGATCGCGCAGCGCATCTTGCGCAGGACTTCGCTCATGCCAGTCCTCCGACCTTCTTGAGCCCGAAGAATGCCCAGCCGTTCCAGACGGTGCCGGTGATCTGCCGGGCGATGTGCGACAAGGACTTGTAGGGGCGCCCCTGGTATTCAAAATGGTCGCAATGGACGATCACCTCATGGGCGGCACCCTGCCATTCGCGGATCAACTTGGTGCCGGCGATCGGGCGGCCATCGACGCGGCGGCTGCGCACCCTGGGGTTGCCGCCATCCAGTTGTTCGCCGAGTTCCTCCAGCCGCTTGACGGTGGCCGGTTTGAGTCCGCCGTAGGCCAGTTCCTGTATCCGGTAGGCCAGGCGGTTTTCCAGATGCTTGCGGTTATAGGCAGGCGGCTCGGTCTGGTACAGATCCCGCCAGGTCTGCTTGAGTTTGTCGATCGGCATCGCCCTGAGGGCGACGATGCGCTGCAATACCTTGTCTGTCACTGCGTCTCTCCTTTGGTAACCAGGACGCAGTCATGAACGCGCTGTTCGGTGCGGTTATCAAGGTCTTTCTGGCGCAGGTGCAGGCGGACGACGCCGTGGGCCAGGATGATGGCGATGGCGCGGATCTGGGAGATGGCGGGAACGGTTCCGGAGGCATTCTCGACGGCCATGGTGCTTCACCTTATTGCTTGCAGTAGAACGGGCCGGTCCAGCCCGCAGCGCAAACCGGGGCATCTTCGGCCCACGCGGGCATGCGGCGCATGGCTGCCATCAAACGATCCAGCGCACCTTCATCGTCCTCATCCGCCAGGGCAAGAATCTCATCATGCACATGGCCGACGATCTCAAGGGCTGGGTCGCGGTTTGCCTGGAACAGGCCTTCCACCAGGAGATCGCGGGCAATCGCCTGGATGATGTTTTCGCAAATCTTGCCGGGGTGCGTGGCGATGCGATCCCAGGCATTGCCAAAGTCACGCCCCATGTAGGTGATCTCGGGACCGTAACGTCCGTCAGGATTGATCGCTGGCTGGTAGTAAGCCAGCTTCCGCTCCGACGGCAGGCGCAGAAACAGGAAATCGCCTTCGACCTTGAACCGAAAGCGTCCGGCTTTATAGACTTTTCCCGGGTTCTCGATGGCACGGCGGGCTGCCGCATCAAGCAGACGCCAGAAATGCACCACCTCGGGATAGCCTTCCCGATAGGCGGCTACGGCTGACTCGGCATCGGCTTCGGTCATCTCGACGCCGTAGCCTTTGGCATAGGCGATCATGCCCCGGGCACCCAACATATAGCCGCAGCCCAGGACGATGGGCTTGGCGTAATTGCGTTGCTCCTTGCTGACCTGGTCATAAGGAATGCGGAACAGGCGCGCGGCCATGTCCTTGTAGGCATCGCGCCCTGTCCGAAAGACGTCAAGCAGCGCCGGGCATTCAGCAGACCAGGCAATCATCACCGTCTCGATGCTCGCGTAGTCCGAGACCACAAGCATCTGACCTGACGGCGCCGCGATGGCGGTTCGAACACAGGAGACCAGTACATCCGACACGCTGCCATACACCGCCGCGAGCAAGTCGTGGTCTGCGGTCTTGATGGCGGCGCGTGCGGTGCCGAGATACTCAGGCTTGATGGAGCCTCTGGGCAGATTCTGCGGCTGGAATAATCTTCCGGCCCAACGGCCGGTGCGGGCTGCACCGTTGAACTGGAAGCAACCGCGCAGCCTGCCGTCGTCACCGGTCGCATCGGCAAGGGCATGGTATTTCCTTGTGGATGACTTCGACAGGTCTGTTCGGATCTCCAGGGCTTCACGAACATGCGGTTCAAGTTCGCCGGCTCGCAGCGCAGCGACATCCGCCTTGCGCAAGGTATCGATATCGACCTCCTCGCCGCGCAGCCAGTCGAGGAACTGGTCACGGCTGTTGGGATTGGCGATGCCCATCAGTTCCATGGCACGACCTGTCAGCTGCTCACGGTGTTCCGTATCGATGGCGATGGCTGCACGCACCAGATCGAGGTCAATGGGCAGGCCGCGCCGGTTGATTTCGGCGTCTAGCTGCCAGGCCTGCCATTCGTAAGCGGTCATGGTCACGATGCCAATCTCCAGACGATCTCACGCTCGGCCACGACGTCACGACGGCAGTAGTCGCAGAAGCGCTGCCAGGCGGCGGTATCCTCCTGTGGCTGAATCCTGCGTCCATCGCGCGGCTGCGGCATGGAGAACTTGCGGATGAGTTTCTGCCCTTCGGCCAGTTTGGCGTGCTCGCCGGTGAAGCCGAGGGCGTCGCAGACAGCGCCGAGCGATGCTGGCAGTCCATACGACAACGCCAGGGCCTGCACGCACAACCAGCGTGAGGGCCTGAATGGGAGCAATCCCATGGCGTCGAATATCGCCATCTCGAAATTGGCATTGAATGCCAGCAACTGCACCGACTCGTCAGCGAGCAAGTCTTGCAGTTCCCCCGGCATGGCGGCACCCGATGCAACATCCCACAGCCCGACCGGCCCGAGGCCGAACACCCCATCGTCCGCCTGGTAGCCGACCATCAGCAGTTCGGTCGACGGATGGCGCGCGTACTGGTGCGCGCCGGTCCGCCGGATATCCGCACGGCTGAAGGTCTCGCAGTCGAGGTGAAGTTTCACGCAGCGGCCTTCCATTCGGTGATGAAGCCGTTGTGTTGCTTCGGGTCTGACGATTTGCCAGTGCCTACAGACTCAATAACGCCGTTCTTTTTCAGGCGCCGCATGACATGTCCCCAGGCCCTGGCGTCGGGCGGAGAAGGCAGCCCGTTGGCCTCGGCATAGGCACGCAATTCGATCGCCTGGAAGGATGGTAGGTCGACATGGTTGATGACGAATTGCTCGGCCAGCCCGGTTGCCCTTGCCAGCCAGCCGGCCGACTGGCTTTCCGCATGGGCCGCCGCCGTGGCGGCCCCGGCCTTGGCGAGATCCTCGCCGAGATTCATTTCGTGCTGGAGGTGGGCGCGCATGATCAGAACGCCTCTTCTTCGTCAGCCTCGATTTCCAGGGCATCGAGCGCATCGGCCACAGCCGCCTTATTGACGCCACCGGCACCGATCGGATCACCCTTTTTGATCAGGCGAGCGCCGAGGATGTCCAGCGCGACGCCCTTGGTGGCTTCGAAGGCGTAAGCACGCGGCTTGAGCAGCAGGTAGACCCAGTCGCCGGAGGTTAGCGCGCCCGGGTCGGTGATCGGCGACTTGTCTGCATGCTTGAGTTGCGGCGGGTTGTCCGGCCAACCCTTTACGTTGGCGTAGAAGTAGCCGGGGTACTTGCCGGCATCAGCATCGTCATCAGTCACGCTGGCGTCGCCATCCTTCAGCGGCTGCTTGTCTTTGGACAGCTTGACCTGGTCGCCGAACTTGGCAACGAAGGTCGTGCGAATGGCAGCGCGCACTTTCTCGACAAGATCAGGAGACTCTTTCGGAATCAGCATCACGGCTTCGTAACGGGTTTCCTCCTTGCCGTTGATGATGGTGGTGCGCGGTTTCAGGAGATGGGGGTAGGCAATGCGGACGGGGCCGACGAGCAGGGTTCCGGAGGGGCCGGTGGAGGGGGATGGAGTGGTCATGGTTTTGGTGTCCTATGCAGGGGTTAGAGATCAACAGCGTCGAGCGCTTCCGACACAGCCCCGGATGGGGCGTATGGCGGACGCGCATCAGACTCGGGAGCAAGCGTTGGCCGGCCCCGGGGCTTGACCGTCAGACTCGCGAAGCAGGGATTGCCACGGCCAAGTAGTTTCTCGGCGGCGGTAATCGTGATGGGTGACTTCATCGTGACCAGGGCGGCTGCCTGGTCTGCCGTGATTTCAGGACGCTTGTGGCTCAGGGCATCCAGCAAGCCGGTGATGGCAAGCTCCGGGCTGGCCCACTTCCGGATCGAACGGCCTTCGACGATCTTGTAGCCGCGTACCGGACGACCTGCTAGCAACTGGCGGGTGGCGTACTCACGCACATCGTTCATGTAGGCCTCGAAGTTGTCGAAGCGGGGCAGCATTTCGGCAATCTCGGCGTTCGACAGTAACGCGACTTCCGGTGCATCATCGAGTGCGGCAGCGATGGCGTCGTAGTGGGCGGCCTTGCGCACGGCACAGACGGCGCGCGCCCGGCAGTAACGGCAGGCTTCAGGAGCCGGGTTGAAGCGTGGTGCGGGGCCGAAGGCTTCCTTGAGTGCCGGCACCATGATGCCCCGAGCCCAAAGTTCCAGTTCATCGGGCGCGTAGCGAGTCTCATCGTAGTGATGTGCAAGGGGCTGGGAAATGATGCCGATGACCTGTTCGAAGCTCAGGTACGAGTAGGCGTCGAGCAAGCCAAGCGCGTAGGCCTTCAACTGTGCTGTTTCCGCCGAAACCGGCACGCGACCGAATTTGCCGTCGATCACGATCAGGGTTTTTCCTGAAACGATGGCGACGTCGACGCGTCCGATCAAACCGGGAAAGTAATCGGAGAGATCGACATCGACCTCGACCAGCAATTCACCGGGGAACTCGTCGAGCAACTCTCGAACATGGCGGACTACCTCGGCAACGGCCTCGCGATCATCATCGGAATACACCGCCCAGTCGCCATCGGTTGGGTAGTCGGCGGGCGTCGTCCGGTTTTTCAGGCAGGTTTCGAGCAGGGTGTGGAGCCGCTTGCCGTGCTCGGCTGCCAGCATCGGTCCTTCGTCGATGCCGCGTGAGGCCACCACGCTGCCCGGGCAGGCGATCACGCGGTCGAGTTTCGAGGGGCCAGCCTCGAAATGTTTTTCGACGCGCTCGTTCATACCGGCACCATGGAGTCAAGTTCGGCCAGGATCTCCGCGCGGATATCGGGCGCCAGTGCATCGAACTTCGGCCCGTGCTTGCGGATCAGTTCCGTCGCCAACTTGCGGCCGTTCTCTATCTTGCTGGTCAGCGCGATCAACTTGGCGCGGTCGGACTCGATGTCATCCACGACAACAGTTGCCGGTGCCGGCGCTGGCGGCGGGAGTGGCGTATCGGTGACGACCGGAGCGGCATCGTTCTGGGCGTCAGACTTCTTGGGACGGCCCGGCTTCTTCGTGACCGGGGGAACACTGACGATTACCTCGGCGACGGTCGTCGGGTCGGTCGTCAGGTGCTGCCCGGCGTTAAGTTTAGACATCGCTGCAAGAACACCACGCTCAACAGCATCGGCAATTAGGGTTTCCAAGGTCATGTCAGAGGATCCTTTCAGGTCGGATAGGCGAGTGCCGGCGTGCTGCTGGTTTGCGCCTTCATGGCGGCAACGCGGGCGCGGGATTTCTGGCGCTTCAACTCGTCACGGCAGCGGGATGAGCAGTACCGATCGGGACGAGAGATGAATGCCTCGAAGGATTTCCCGCAATGAACACACACGCGGGCTTCCTTCGTCGGCGCTGGCGGGACCGATTTCTTCGGCAGAGGATCATCTGTGCTCGGCTGTTCACTACCGGCCAAGTCAGCAAACGCACGGCCCGACGTAGCGAGATTTGCTGCGTTTTCACGGGCGCGGTTGCGTACCCTGGCGGGATCCAAGTCCCACAGGTCGCACAGCCACACGAACGAACCCGGACCGCGATCACGTTCCTCGTTCATCCACGCCAAGGCATTCGCGTAACGGGTCGCGCAGATCGCGGCGGGAAGGCCTTCAGCGCGTGCCTGAATTTCGGCCATAGCCTCGGATACGCCGGCGCGGAATACGGCGGCCCACAAGCGGTAATACGGCTCCATCTCCGGGGCGCGCGGATTGGCGATGGCGCGGGAAATCAGGGTTTCAGTGATCATGGTGACAGGTTCTCCGGTTTCAAACTATTGCAACCGGACGAAGTATAGAGTTGCAACCGATACGCTGCAACTGATTACATCTTCACCTGTCAGATCAAATGGTTGCAGTTGCAACCGCAGGCGTAAAAAAAACCCGCCGTAGCGGGTTTCAGGGAAATGGGGGTGTCCTACTTACGGAGAATTTGTCCTATCCGTGCCTTTAGTGCCTCAAGTCGGATCTCGTCGGGCATCTGTTCAGGGAGATTGTTGCCGGTGACAGCATATCCGGCGATATACCCGTCTCGCTTCAGCATCTCCAGGGGATGCAGGAAAGTCCAGTTTTCCAGGTTTCCCGGATCGTACTCGGGTATCTGGTTTTCCCGAACCAACAAGACGATGAACAGCGGCACCTTGCCTTTGGTGGCCATATGCCAGTTCAGCGCGATGCCGGCGAGAAACTCAACTTTAAAAATGCCCCCTTTGATTTCTATAGCTAACTCCATCCCCTGATCAGACACGACCAATAAGTCAGGTCGGTAGCGTAAGAGCGGACCGATGGGCTTCGCATAGGGCTCGATCAGAACGTCAGGTCGCTGACGGGAAGCAAATTGAATGTATTGCGCAAGATCCTCCTCAAGCCGGCTGGCAGCCATACTTTCCTGCCGATGCTCAGATGGACGAACGCTCGGGTATGCCGACGCTCCACCAATGGAGGCCGGCCCGATCGTGGCTGGGGATAGCCTTTCGGACGCCGATGAGCCGTATGTTTCGTTGGGGCGCCTTGGAAACCGGCTTCGGGTTCGTTGTTCTGAGAACAATTCATCTGCCGTGACGCCAAGAGCAACGGTTAATGCCTCTTGAACCCGAGGATCTGAAGGCAGGGTCTTGCCGCTTAGATACTTGGCAATCGCAGTGTGGCTTACTCGGCATTGTCTCGCCAGCTCAGACTGGGAAATCTCCAACTCGCTCATGCGATCAGTCACGATCCGCAAGAACTTCGGGTATCGAACATAGGCGTAACGTGCATCTTTGTCGGCTTCATACTCAACCTCGTCGGCAGAGGCATCTCCTTCGACATCGAGTGCCGACACAGGAATTCTGAGAATTTTAGCCAACGCACCAATGATGTCCCGACTTGCGGTTTTTGCTTTTCCGTCGGCGTAATCGCGCACTCGGTTTGGGTGGATCTCGATGTAGTCGGCAAGCTCATCGATGGACACCCCGACTTCTTTCATTTTGGTGGTGACGACACGGCCAAATCCGGGGTAAGGCACGCTGGCCTCTGTGGGCTGTTGGTGCTGTTCGTCCATTTAGACACTCTCCGGTATTAAGTAAGTAACTGTTGTGCAACCAGAAACGTAGAAAGTTGATGGTTGCATCCAGCGGTTGTAGCATTCGGTTTCACTGCATCTTAGTTTGAAACCGATCACGATGTCAACAAAAGTTTCAAGGCGGCCATCCAACCTATTGAAAGAACTCGCCAAACGCGCAGGCGGATTTTCTGCACTGGGGCGAAATCTTGGAGTGTCGGCGTGGGCCGTTCAGAAGTGGTATCGCCGTGGGCTCGTTCCGCCGGAACGAGTCGCCATGCTGTGTTCGCTTGCCCAATTGCACGGACTGGAGATCCGTCCGTGGCAACTCCGCCCCGATGTGTTTCCGCCATCGCTGTTTTCTCGACCTAGTTGATTTTCCTCCGGTCGGGCGCGCGGTTGTCTCCCTCCTGCCGCCCGAACTTGCGGGGGCCGTGTCTGGTGATGCGGCCCCCATCTTTTTGAGGGAGCCACCGGAGGATCACACAAAATGAAAACACAGATCGCCCAGGCCCTGACACCTCTGCTAGCGCGGGTGCGCACCGATGTGCGCGGCGTCAAGCAGCCCGGTGGCAAGCCCTACAAGGAGAATCGCCCGCTCGATGCGGCGGCGCTGATCCATCACGCCAACGGTGGTCCGGCCTACGGTGCCTACCCAATCCGGCCCGGCGAGTCGGTGTGCATGGTGGCGCTGTTCGACCTCGACTCGCACAAGGGCGAGACGCCGTGGGAGCGCATGGCCGAGGTGGCGCTGGATCTGTGCGTGGAGCTCGATCGCCACGGCCTGGTGCCGCATCCCTGGCGTTCCAGCGGCGGCAAGGGCATCCACATCTTGCTGACCTGGGCGACGCCGCAGGATGCGCACAATGTGCGCGTCCTTTTGAAACAAGTGCTCGCAGCGCTTGGCTTCAAAGACGGTGCCGGCGGCGTCGCCAGGGGCGAAATCGAGATCTTCCCGAAACAGGACCACGTCAATCCCGGCCAGTACGGCAGTTACTTCTTCCTGCCAGCCGCCTTCGAGTCCGTGCCGCTGGATGAATTCACCTTCGAGCCGCTCGGCAAGGAAGCCATTCCGGGTTACTTCTGGAAGGACTCGTCCAATGTGCCGAAGGCGTCGGTGGTCGTACCGCCGGCTGCGCATTGCAACATCGATGTCGATCTGGATGAGGTGGCCAGTGCGGTTGCCGCCATCCCGAACACCGGGGATGGGCTGGACTACGATAGCTGGTTCAAGATCATCGCCGGAATCCATTCCTGCAATCCCGGCGCAGATGGACACGAGATCGCCGAGGCCTGGTCGGAGCAATCCAGCAAGCATACGCGTGCCTGGTTCGAGCACACCTGGGCTCACCTCGACAGCCAGCGGGCCGGTGGTGTCAGTGTCGGCACCATCTTCCAGTTGGCCCGTGCGCATGGCTGGGACCGCTATGGTCCGGCTATCACGGCGACACTGGACAGCATCGATGTGCAGGCGGCGCTGTCGGCCATTCCGGCACCCCCGCAGCCGGCTCCCCAGCCGCCACCGTCGGCCTGGCCTGTATTCGTGGTAAACCGCTTCGGTATTCCCAAGGCAATCATCACCAACGTCAAGCTGGCCCTGGAAACCCCCCTCACCGCCGGCGGCATCCGGTTCGGCTTTGACACCTTCCGTGACGAACTGATGCTGGCCGAACGTCCCGGGCAGTGGCGACCGATCACCGATGTCGATCTGATCCGGTTGCGGGTGCGCTTCGAGCAAATGCAGGGTGGCATCCCCAACATCGGCCGCGAGATGATGCGCGATGCGGTGACCGAGGTGGCCGAGCACTGTAAGTTCGACTCGGCCCAACTGTGGCTCGATCAACTGACATGGGACGGCCAGCCGCGCATCGAGCGATTCTTTACCGATTACTTCGGTGCCGACGACACGCCCTATGTACGGGCCACCTCACTCTACGTCTGGACTGCGCTGGCCGGCCGTGTGCGGGTGCCCGGCATCCAGGCAGACATCATGCCCATCCTCGTTGGCGACCAGGGCCTCCTCAAATCCACGGCGATCGCGGCCATGGTGCCGTCGCCGGACTTCTTCGCCGAGATCAACTTGTCGGACAAGGATGCGGATCTCGCGCGCGTGATGCGCGGCAAGTTGGTCGTCGAAATCGGCGAGCTCAAGGGCATGCGCTCCCGCGAGATCGAACATACCAAGGCCTTCGTGACGCGCCGCTACGAGCAGTGGGTGCCCAAGTACAAGGAATTCACGGCGACCTATCCGCGCCGCTCGATCCTTTTCGGGACGACCAACGAGAGCGAGTTCCTCGAGGACGCCACAGGAGCGCGGCGCTTCAATCCAATCCGGGTCAGTCGTGCCGACCGGCGCGCCATCGAGCGTGACCGCCTGCAGTTGTGGGCGGAGGCGAAGGAACGCTTCGAGCAGGATCTGGCCTTCGGCGGCGATGGTGTGATCTGGCAGGACGCCGAGCGGCTGGCGCAGGCGGTCCATGAGGAGTTCACCGTCGATGATCCATGGACCAGTGATGTCCAGCGCTGGCTGAGAGGACGCGACGATCCGAAGACGCCGTTTTCATCGACCGACTGCCTCAAGGGGGCGTTGCTGCTGCCCGGCAATCAACTCCACACCGGGACGAAAAAACGTCTCGCGCTGATTTTGCGACGGCTGGGCTATTTCGAAGGGCGGGCCTATATCGATGGCCGCCGCACGCGTGTTTGGCAAAAGCAGGACGGAAGGGACAGAAGCGGGACGGAAAAACTGGAATCTTCCGTCCCGTCAGATTCCGCTTAACCACGGGGTTTTCCGGCAATGGGACAGATGGGACGGAACAGCATCTATATGGGAGGTAAGTAAGAGATGAAGCAGGCAGGTAGGGGGTGGGGAGAGAGAGGGAGTAAAGGGGGTAAACGTATACGCTTTTACCGTCCTTCCGGGCTTTCTGTCCCATCCCAGAATTCGTCGTTCGGAACTGTTTTACGGGGGCGACCGTGACCAGCGAACGCACCGTCGAGCGCGCGCTCGTCGCCGCCGTGACGGCTGCCGGCGGAGTGGCCTACAAGTTCACCTCGCCGTCACGCCGGGGGGTGCCCGACCGGCTGATCGTGTTGCCGGGCAACCGCATTTTCTTCGCCGAGGTCAAGGGCGATAGCGGCCGCCTCGCTCCGCTGCAGGCGGTCGAGATTGAGCGTTTGCGGAAACTAGGGGCGCGGGTCGATATCGTCAGCAGCATCGCGCAGGCGCGGGAGATTGCCGGATGAAATACGTGCCCCACGCCTACCAGGCCGACGCCATCCGCTTCCTGCTGCGCACGCCGAGGGCCGCCTTGTTTCTCGACATGGGGCTGGGCAAAACCAGCATCGCCCTGTCAGCGATTCGTACTCTGATTGCAGCGGGAGACATTCAGCGCGTCCTGGTCATCGCGCCAAAGCGTGTGGCCGACACGACCTGGACGGATGAGGCCGTGAAATGGTCGCACACGGCCGGCCTGGTATTCGTGCGCGTTCTCGGCAGCGCCGCCGAACGTATTGCTGCGCTTGCTACGCCAGGCCACGTATTTCTCATCAACCGGGAAAACGTCAAATGGCTCGTTGAGCTGTGCGGCAAGAACTGGCCGTTCGACATGGTGGTGATCGACGAGTCCAGCAGCTTCAAGGATCACGGCTCGCAGCGCTTCAAGGCCTTGCGCAAGGTCTGCAGGAAGCCCCCCCGCATGGTGCTGCTGACCGGCACGCCCACCCCGAACAACTATCTCGAACTGTGGCCACAGTTCTACCTGCTGGATCAAGGCACTCGGCTTGGCCCGACCTTCGGCGGCTATCGCGACGCCTACTTCTCACCCGACCGCCGCAGCCGGGATCGCATCTACTCGTGGAAGATCGATGCCGGCGCGCGCGAGATCATCGAGAACAAGATCGCCGACATCACCCTGTCGCTGCGCGCCGAGGATTACCTGACCCTCCCATCGCGCGTAGATAACGTGATCCCGATCCGTCTTTCGCCGGCAGCCCGCAAGGCCTATGACCTCTTCGAGCGCGATTCGGTGCTCGAAATCGTCGGCCACGGCGTTATCACGGCGGCGAATGCGGCGGTGCTGGCCAACAAGCTCGCCCAGGCCAGCAACGGCGCGGTCTATGACGAATCCCACGCCGTGCATGAGATCCACACCGAGAAACTCGAAGCGCTCGCGGAGATACTCGACACCGCCACCAGTCCGGTCTTGGTCGCCTACCTGTACCGCCACGATCTGACGCGACTGCAATCCCGCTTCCCGCAGGCGGTCGAGATTGGCGAACCCGGTGCGATCGAACGCTGGAATGCCGGACAAATTGCCGTCCTCCTGGCACATCCAGCCAGCGCCGGTCACGGACTGAATCTGCAAGCAGGCGGCTCGACCGTGGTGTGGTTCGGGCTGACCTGGTCCAACGAGCTGCATCTCCAGTTCAACGCACGCCTGCATCGCCAGGGCCAGCAACGGCCGGTGGTCGTGTCCTATCTGGTGGCCGATGGCACGGTGGATCAGGACATTCTCGCCGCGCTCGCCGACAAGCAGACATCCCAAGACGTGCTGCTCAATGCCCTGAAGCGGCGCGTGGCAGCTATTTCGACATAGGAGGCTCCATGGCAAAACCATCCCATCCTGTACCGCGCCGTGTTCCTGACTGGCTTCACCACGAACTGCTCAACTGGTCACGCTGGTGCTGGCTCGGTCCCTTGCCGCATCCGCTGCCACCCGACCGGTGCGGCTCGATCGAATGCGAATACACACGCTACCGGATCAGCGAGTACGGCAGTGACGCTCCGCGCATCCTACCCAACGAGCGCAACGCCGAGCGGGTGGATGCGATTTGGCGCAGCCTTCCTGCTTGGCCGAAGCAGGTGCTTCGTGCCGAGTACCCGCAGTACCAGGAATCCGGACGTGCAGAGTTCGGTCGGGTCGGTGCAGCACGACGCCTCGGCCTGCGCCTCGTCGATTACGAAGCGGCACTAGTCGTCGCAATCGGGCGGGTGGCGGATGCGTTCGGAGGGCCGCGATGAAGCACGCATCAGCCGTCATCGATCTGCTGGCTGCCTACCCGGGACGACCATTCGCGATGCGTCAGATCATCCACTACGTCAATCCGCGCGCGGGGCGGCAGGAGCGGATTGCCACCAAGAAGGCGGTACAGCGCGTACTGCAGGCATTGGCGGCAACCGGCAGCGTGGCGGTCACGCCGGCAAGCGCCCTTGGTGGCACAGCCTTCTACACCTGGAAAAGCGGGACATGAGCCGCTGGTAAGCGGGACGGAAACTGAGACAATAGCGGCGGGAAATTGCGCCCGCAGAAATCACACAGCACGACCCGGTAACCTCCCGCTGCGCGCATAAGGAGTTACCACCCGAGAATTCCACGGGTCCTTCCTGTCAAAAATCCCATGCGGGGGGCGACAGCCCGGCATTTCGCTACCGTCTGAACGCAAATTGAGGTTACCAGTTACCACCCTGGTTACCACCTGAACCGAGTTACCACCCCATTTACGACCCGCCCCTGAGGCGGGTTTTTGCATTCCTATGACCGAACAACTGCGCGTCGAGTATCGCAAGATCGAGACGCTGATCCCTTTCGCCCGCAATCCGCGCACGCATTCCGAAGCGCAGATTGCCAAGCTCGCCTCCAGCATCGTCGAGTTCGGCTGGACACAGCCCATCCTCATCGACGGCAGCAACGGCATCATTGCCGGTCACGGTCGTCTGGCGGCAGCACGCAAGCTGGATCTGCTGGAAGTGCCAGTGATTGAGCTTGGCCACCTCTCGCCAGCGCAGAAACGGGCCTACGTGATCGCCGACAATCGACTGGCACTGGACGCCGGGTGGGACGAGGAACTGCTCTCGCTGGAACTGGCTGAGTTGTCCGAGGCGGGGTACGACCTGACCATGACCGGCTTCTCCAACGAGGAGATCGAGGAACTGCTGGTCGGTGCCGAGCAGGCACTGCAGGACGAAACCCAAGTTGAGAGCGAGGATGATGCCGCTGACGATGTACCGGAGGCGCCATCGAATCCGGTATCTCGTCCAGGGGACGTCTGGCAGATCGGCGCACATCGCGTCATCTGCGGCGATGCCACCGACCCGGCCGTTGTCCGACCCCTGATGGCCGGCGATCAGGCAACCTTGTGCTTCACCTCGCCGCCCTACGGCAACCAGCGGGACTATACGAACACCATCATTGATTGGGATGCCCTGATGCGGGGCGTCTTCGCCAACCTGCCGATGGCCCCGAATGGCCAGGTACTGGTCAACCTCGGCCTCATCCATCGCGAGCAGGAAGTCATTCCCTATTGGGACGGCTGGCTCGACTGGATGCGTACCCAGGGTTGGCGGCGCTTCGCCTGGTATGTCTGGGACCAGGGGCCGGGATTGCCCGGTGACTGGAATGGCCGGCTGGCACCTTCGTTCGAATTCGTCTTCCACTTCAACCGCAAGGACTCCGAAGCGCGACGCCCGAACAAGTTCGTGCCCTGCATCTACGCCGGGCGCGACACCCATCTGCGTGGCGACGGCACCAGTGCTGGTGGCATGCGCAACAAGGATGGCAGCAAGACCGCCTGGAACCATGTCGGCCAGGTCACGCAGGAAACCAAGATTCCGGATTCCGTGATTCGCATCATGCGGCACAAGGGCAAGATCGGTCAGGGCATCGACCACCCGGCCGTATTCCCGGTGGCGCTGCCCCAGTTCGTTCTGGAGTCCTACACCGATGCCGGCGAAATCGTCTTCGAACCCTTCTGCGGCTCGGGCACGACCTTGCTGGCCGCCGAGCGCACCGGCAGAAAGGTACGCGCTACCGAGATCGCGCCGGAGTATGTGGACGTCACCGTGAAGCGCTTCCAGCAGAACTTTCCCGAGGTGCCGGTAACACTGGCGGCGACGGGACAGACCTTCGCGGAAGTAACCACCGAACGGATCGGAGGTGCGGCATGACCATCTCCTGGCTTGCCGACAAGATCGAGCAATGGCCCACGGCCAAGCTGGTGCCGTATGCCCGCAACTCGCGCACGCACTCGGATGCCCAGGTCGCCCAGATCGCCGCCTCGATCGCCGAATTCGGTTTCACCAATCCGATCCTGGCCGGCGGCGATGGCGTCATCGTGGCAGGGCATGGTCGCCTGGCGGCGGCCCAGAAACTTGGTCTGGCGATGGTGCCGGTCGTGGTGCTCGACCATCTGACACCGACCCAGCGCCGGGCCCTGGTGATCGCGGACAACCGCATCGCCGAGAACGCCGGATGGGACGAGGCCATGCTCCAGGTCGAACTGGCCGCACTGCAAGACGATAACTTTGATCTGGCGCTGACCGGGTTCGATGCCGATGCGCTGGCCGACCTTATGGCTGGCGAAGAAACAACCACCGAGGGTGATACTGACGAGGATGCGGTTCCGGAGGGATCCGGTACGGTCGTATCCCGGGCGGGCGATGTCTGGATCTGTGGTGAGCATCGGGTGATCTGTGGCGATGCCACCGACCCGGAGGCCTACGCGACGGTGCTTGGCGACGAGATCGCCGACATGGTTTTCACCGATCCGCCGTACAACGTCAACTACGCCAACTCGGCCAAGGACAAGATGCGCGGCAAGGATCGCGCAATCCTCAACGACAACCTCGGTGACAGGTTCTACGATTTCCTGCTGGCAGCACTGACGCCCACCGTGGTGCATTGCCAGGGTGGCATCTACGTCGCCATGTCGTCGAGCGAACTCGACTGCCTGCAGGCGGCCTTCCGAGTTGCCGGTGGCCACTGGTCGACCTTTGTCATATGGGCCAAGAACACATTCACCCTGGGGCGGGCCGACTACCAGCGTCAGTACGAGCCGATCCTGTACGGCTGGCCAGAGGGTGCCGAGCGTCACTGGTGCGGCGATCGCGACCAGGGCGACGTCTGGCAGATCAAGAAACCGCAGAAGAACGATCTGCATCCGACCATGAAACCCGTGGAACTGGTGGAACGTGCCATTCGCAATTCGAGTCGTCCCGGCGATGTGGTGTTGGATCCATTCGGTGGGTCGGGCACCACGATGATCGCGGCGCACAAGTCCGGCCGCAAGGCGCGGCTGATTGAACTGGATCCGAAGTACGTCGATGTGATCGTGCGGCGCTGGCAGGACTATGCCGGGGCGCATGCCATCCGGAAGTCCGACGGCGTGGCGTTCGATACGCTGTCAGTCGGTGGGGAACTCCGGCAGGAGGTCGCCGCTGGTGATGTCGGCAACGTAGCGGACGTTGCGGAACTCGCTGGGATCGTCGGCGAGGAAGACGCCGCCGACTGACTGGATTGCCACGCCGTACTTGCGAGTGAGCTTGGTCAGTTCGGCGATGAACTTATCGTAGTTGGCTTCGATCTGCGAGGTGGTGACGACGGTGGCCATGGCGATCTCCTTACGCTGCTTCGGTTTCGAAGGATTCGTCGGTCACTTCGCAGTGGATCACGAAGCCGGTGAGGTAAGGCAGCCCCTTGGGGATGCCGTAGTCCTTGCTGGTCTGGCGGCCAATCGTCCAGCCCATCCACCGCGTCACTGCCGCGTCGATGGCCTGCTGGATCGTGTGGCCCCGCAGCATCTCATTGAGGACGTCATCCGCAAAGTGGCGTCCGTGGCGGCTGTCAAGGAACAACCTGACCGATTCGAGGGGCTGGTTGGTGGCGTCCGAGATCGCGGTCATCGCGATCGGCCAGGCTGCTTCGGCGTTGTCGTTCATCGTGCCAAAAAAGCCCCAGGCCTCGTTCTGGGTGGTGGGGATGGTTTGCTGGGTGGTCATTTCTGTCTCCTTGATTGATCGTTGCGACACCCGTATGAACGCGCTGTTTGATTGAGAAGCCAAGCTATTTATCGAAGAATTTGAATCATTTTTCCGAGGCGATCTGGTCGAGCAGTGTCATCGCCTGGCGGTCGCCACTCAACGCGATGCGCAGGCTGCGCAGTGCCTGGTCGATGCTGACTTCGGGGCGGCGATTGTCGAGCAGCCAGCGGATCGCGTTGGCCTGGTCGTTGCCCGATGTCGGCGAGTCAATCGCCACCCCGACGTAGCGTCCGTAGCTGCCGCCGGAGGGATCGACGTAGAGAGTGGTGCGGCCGGGGGCGCTGACCTCCACGACTTGTCGTTGACCATTTGCATGGCCACCGCGTCCGGTCAGCCATTCGCGATCCTCCAGCAGGGTGCTGGCAAAGGCGTCGTACTCGGCGGCAGTCAGTTCCTTGCGGAACTCGATCGCGATAGGCTCAGGCGGTGCGCTCGGGTCAGTGTTGTGAAGCACCTCATCGAGGCTGCAGGGTTTGCGGGTAAAACGGGCGCGTATGGTGGTGATCATGGTGGTCTCCGGTTGTTGATTGATGTGACATGCGCATGAACGCGCTGTTCAATCAGGAAGCCAAGCACTTTTTGATGAAGAATGAATTGGTGGCAGAATCCCCGCTTTCCAACCAAGGGGAGTAAGCACCACATGAACAAATCGGAACTGATTGAAGCTCTGGCCGCCAAGACCGAGGTTTCCAAAGCCGCTGCCGGCAAGTCCGTCGACGCTCTGGTCGAGATCATCACTGCCGCTGTTGCCAAGGGCAACGACGTGGCCCTGATTGGCTTCGGCACCTTCAAGGCATCGAAGCGCGCTGCCCGTACCGGCAAGAATCCGAAGACCGGTGAAGCGCTGAAGATCGCGGCCACCACGGTTCCGACGTTCAAGGCTGGCGCCGCCTTCAAGGCCGCCGTTGCCCCGAAGAAGAAAGCCAAGAAGTAATCCCGTCTCCATGGGGTAAACCAGGGCGGTGCCGGGTGACCGGGCCGCCCTGATTGTTTTGCGGATCAGATGATCCGGTAGATGCGCTCGCCCCCCTCGGCCTTGTCCGAAGTGAGGTTGAGCCCGAGTTTCTTTTTGAAGGCACCGGCGAAGGTACCGCGCACCGTATGCGCCTGCCAGCCTGTGGCCGCACAGATCTGGCTGATGGTGGCGCCCTCAGGACGCTGCAGCATCTGGATCACGGTGGCCTGCTTGCTGTTGTCGCGCATGCGGGGCTTGCCCTCGACGCCGACTTTGAGCAGTCGCTGGGCCGCGACCTGTTTTTCTTGCGCCCCGCTTTTTACCCATTGGGCCTCAGCGGCCGACACGGCGGCCTCGACCTCGGGGTCGGGATGGTTGGTGGCAAGTGCCGGCAGGTTGCGCCCAAGGGCCACGTAACCCTCGGCGGCGACGAAGTAGGTGTCCTGGCCGTCGCGGGTGATCAGGGCCTTGTTGAAGAGTCCCTGGATGACTTTGTGCCGGGCACCGCCCTTCACATTCTCGGGAAACCAGACGATCTGGCCGTTGGTCTGGTCGATGGCGTGTTCGAGGATGTCGTACTGGGTCGTGCTGAGTGTGATGCGGGTGGTCATGGTGGTCTCCTGGTGGTGGATGAGGTTCAGTCTTCCCAGATCTGCTGGCCGTCGAGGGTGATCCAGAGGCGGGCATCCTCCTCTGTGGCCATCTCGCGTACCGGCAGGCCGGTCCTGAGGTTGCTGCCTGATTTGCCCGTGTAGATGTAGGTCTTGCCGTCGTGAGCGACCTCGGCCGGATTGCCCTGGTGAAACTCGACCCGGACATCCATCATTCCGCGCGGGCGGTGGTTGGTATCGGTGACGTTGGCGTGGATGGTCTTGGTGGTCATGCTGGTCTCCTGTGCGGTGGTGATGGTGATGACATGAACGCGCTGTTCAATCGGGAAGCCAAGCACTTTCTGATCATTCCGCCGGGAAGAATCCGACATGGCGAAAGTGGCTGCGACGCCCCCGGCCGTTGCCCCGCATGCCGTGGTAGCGAATGTCGCAGGCGTCCTTGATGGTGTAGTTGTGGTCGTCCCTTGGCGTCAGGTGCACGGTGCCCCGATGGACCTTGCTGCCGTGCGTGGTGGTGACCGCAATTCCATAAACGATCAGTTCCTGGCGATCGTGGTAGCGCCACAGCGTGGCCTCCACCTCGCGTTGCTCGTGATTCAGCGTCAGCTTGATCCGGAGGGTGTCCATGGCGCTCTCTCTCTCAAAACACTTCGGATTCGAGGAGCACGTCCTCGTAGCTGAAATCGATGTTGCCGACGACCTGGCCATTTTCGAGTTCGTAACTTGGTTGATCGTCGCGGTCATTGACGAAGACGACGCGCAGTACCTGGCCGTCGATGCGGATGTAATCGCCCGGTTGGGCTTTTGTTGCGTAGCTCATTGCAATCTCCTTGCGTGGTTGATGGTGATTGCATGAACGCGCTGTTCTGGAGGAAAGCCAAGCTCTGAATCGCAACGTTGGAGAACATCTGCGATGGGCTTGATGTAAATCATGGGTCTGTCGATACGCGCTTACGCCCGGCATCGCGGCGTCTCTCACGTGGCGGTCAAGAAGGCGATCGATAGCGGCCGCATCACGCCTGAAGCAGATGGCACGATCGAGCCGAACCGGGCCGATCTGGAGTGGGCACAGAACACCGTGAGCGCCCGGAAACCGGCCCCGGCCAAGGTAGCGCCCGCTGCCGTCGAACCGCCTCGCGCACGGACGATGGAGCCAGCGGAACCGGCTGCCCCCGTACTTTCGACCGGTGGCACCTCGCTATTGCAGGCCAGGACGGTCAACGAAGTGGTCAAGGCGCAGACCAATAAAGTGCGCCTGGCGCAACTCAAGGGCGATCTGGTCGACAGGGCACAGGCGATTGCCCACGTATTCCGGCTGGCTCGCACCGAACGCGATGCCTGGCTCAACTGGCCGGCACGCATTTCCGCGCAGATGGCGGCCAAGTTGGAGATTGATGCCCACGAACTGCACGTGGCCCTGGAATCTGCCGTGCGCGATCACCTGATCGAACTTGGCGAACTGCGCGCCCGGGTGGATTGATGGAACTGGAAGAGTACGAAGGCGCGCTCGACATCGAACGCGCCTGGCGGGAGGGGCTCGTCCCGGATCCGCTGCTGTCGGTTTCCGAGTGGTCAGACCGGCACCGCATGCTGTCCTCGAAGGCCTCCTCGGAGCCGGGGCGCTGGCGCACCAGCCGCACGCCGTATCTGAAGGAAATCATGGATTGCCTGTCGCCGACCTCACCGGTCGAGCGGGTGGTGTTCATGAAGGCCGCCCAGCTGGGTGCGACCGAGATGGGATCGAACTGGATCGGCTACGTGATTCACCACGCGCCCGGTCCGATGATGGCGGTGTGGCCAACCGTGGAAATGGCCAAGCGCAACTCCAAGCAGCGGATCGACCCGCTGATCGAGGAGTCGCCTATTCTCAAGGAACTGATCGCACCCGCCAGGAGCCGGGACTCCGGCAACACCATCCTCGCCAAGGAATACCGGGGCGGTGTGCTGGTGATGACCGGGGCCAACAGCGCGGTCGGTTTGCGCTCGATGCCGGTGCGCTACCTGTTCCTTGATGAGGTCGATGGTTATCCCCTCGACGTCGATGGCGAGGGCAATGCCGTGGCGCTGGCGGAGGCACGAACCCGGACCTTCGCCCGGCGCAAGATCTTCATCGTGTCGACGCCGACGATTGCCGGCGTCAGCACCATTGAACGGGAGTACGAAGCCTCAGACCAGCGCCGCTTCTTCGTGCCGTGCCCGCACTGCGGTCACCGGCAATGGCTGCGCTTCGAGCAACTGCGCTGGGAGCGTGGCGAGAACGGTACCTTCCCGGAGACAGCGGCCTACGTCTGCGAGTCCTGTGAGGCACCGATCCCCGAGCATCACAAGACCTGGATGCTGGAGCACGGCGAATGGCGTGCGATGGTCGAGGGCAGCAACAAGACGGCCGGCTTCCACCTGTCGAGCCTGTACAGCCCGATTGGCTGGCGGTCGTGGCGGGATATCGCTACAGCCTGGGAGCGTGCCATCAGCAAGGAGTCCGGATCGTCTGCCGAGATCAAGACCTTCAAGAACACCGAACTCGGGGAGACCTGGGTCGAGGAAGGTGAAGCGCCCGACTGGCAGCGCCTGTTGGAACGGCGCGAGGACTATCGCATTGGCGCAGTGCCGGCCAGCGGCCTGTTGCTTACGGCTGGCGCCGACGTGCAGAAGGATCGGATCGAAGTATCGGTTTGGGCCTTCGGACGCGGCAAGGAATCCTGGCTCGTCGAGCACCGGGTGCTGATAGGTGACACGGCCCGCAACGAAGTCTGGCTCTCGTTGGCCGCTGTGCTGCGCGAGACCTGGACGCATGAGACAGATTGCCAGATGCCGTTGTCGCGACTCGCACTGGATACCGGCTTCGCCACGCAGGAAGCCTATGCCTTCGTGCGCCAGGTACGCGACTCCCGGTTGATGGCGGTCAAGGGGGTGGCACGGGGTGCAGCCCTTGTCGGTACGCCAACCGCCGTCGATGCCACCACCGGCGGCAAGAAGCTGCGCCGGGGCATCAAGGTTTTCTCGGTGGCCGGCGGCATCGCCAAGCTGGAGTTCTACAACAACCTGCGCAAGGTACCGGAGGTGGCCGAGGAT